CTACAGACTCTGGCGGGGACAATGGGACCCAGCAGACAGCGAACGTAAGTCAGAACGTAGTCGTATCATCTCTCCTGCTCTCCAGCAAGCCGTTGAGTCCAACGTAGCTGAGCTAGAAGAAGCCACCTTTGGGCGTGGCAAATGGTTCGACGTAAGTGACAACATGGGCGATACAGAGCGCCAAGACGTAATGTTCCTGCGTAACAAACTTACGGAGGACTTTGAGGACTGTAAAGTTCGCAAGTCAGTCGCAGAGTGTCTCATCAATGCAGCTGTGTTTGGAACAGGTGTCGGTGAGATTGTCATTGAAGAAATGAAAGAGATGGCTCCAGCAACTCAGCCCATCATGGGTGGAGACTTGCAGGCTGTTGGAGTCAACATCATGGAGCGTGTCAAAGTTAAGCTGAAGCCTGTGTTGCCACAGAACTTCCTCATTGACCCCGTAGCTACGTCCGTTGAGGACGCCATGGGCGTTGCTGTGGACGAGTTCGTAAGCAGACATCAGGTAGAGCTTCTGCAGGAACAGGGCGTCTACAAGGACGTGTACGTAGGCTCTGCAGCACCCGACACAGACCTTGAGCCTGACCAAGACATTACTATCTACAACGACGACAAGGTGCGTCTAACGAAGTACTACGGCTTAGTCCCACGAGAGCTGCTTGAGAAAGCTATGCAGGACGAAGACGAAGAAGTAGTAGAACTGGAGAAGAAGGCTGAGTCAAAGTACGTAGAAGCAGTAGTTGTTATTGCCAACGGTGGCATCTTGCTGAAAGCAGAAGCTAACCCATACATGATGCAGGACAGGCCAATAGTAGCCTTCCCATGGGACGTTGTACCCGGTAGATTCTGGGGACGTGGCGTGTGCGAAAAAGGCTACAACAGCCAGAAAGCACTTGACACAGAGTTGCGAGCTAGGATAGACGCTCTGAGTCTTACTATACACCCAATGCTTGCCATTGACGCTACACGTCTGCCTAGAGGAGCAAAACCAGAAGTACGTCCGGGTAAGATGATCTTGACTAGTGGAGATCCTCGTGAAGTTCTACAGCCATTCAACTTTGGTCAAGTTAACCAGATCACTTTTGCACAAGCTGGAGCATTACAGCAGATGGTGCAGCAGGCGACTGGAGCGGTTGATTCAGCTGGTATTGCGGGACAAGTTAACGGAGAAGCAACAGCTGCTGGTATTAGTATGTCTCTTGGCGCTATTATTAAGCGTCATAAGCGTACTCTCATCAACTTTCAGCAGTCTTTCCTGATTCCATTTGTCAAGAAAGCTGCCTATCGGTACATGCAGTTTGACCCTGAGAACTACCCCGTAGCTGACTACAAGTTCAACGCCAGCAGCACACTGGGTATCATTGCTAGGGAATACGAGGTGACACAGCTGGTACAACTACTACAGACCATGCAGAAAGACTCACCACTGTACAACACACTGATCCAGTCAATTATCGACAACATGAATCTATCTAACCGTGAGGAACTTCTGGCGGCTATGGCACAAGCTATGCAGCCTAACCCAGAAGCTCAGCAGATGGCTATGGCAGCACAGCAGGCCCAGCTTGAGTTCCAGCAGTCCCAGACAGCAGCTTTGGCTGCTCAGGCTCAGGAGTCAACAGCTAGGGCAGGCAAACTTGTTGCAGAAGCTAATGCTGTACCTCAAGAGTTGGAGATAGACCGCATCAATGCCATCACTAGAAACTTACGTGAAGGCGATGCAGAAGACAAAGAGTTTGAAAGACGTATGCGCGTTGCTGAAACTCTCCTTAAAGAACGTCAGATTAAAGGTAATCAAAATGCTAACAGACCAAGAACTGAAGAGCCTACTGCGGCAGGTGGACAGCTACCTAGAACCGAAATGGCAACTCCTCAGAGACTTAGACCGCAAGGTGGAGGCAATAGCTAATGGCACAGGAGAAGCACCCAAGCCTCAAACGAGCAGGAGTAAGCGGGTTCAACAAACCAAAGAGGACTCCTAATCACCCTACTAAGTCCCATGTTGTTGTCGCCAAAGAAGGTGACAAGATTAAGACCATACGGTTTGGACAACAGGGAGTTAGCGGTGCGGGGAAAAATCCTAAGACCGATAAAGAGAAAGCAAGGCGTAAGTCATTTAAGGCTCGCCATGCTAAAAATATTGCAAAAGGTAAGATGTCAGCGGCATACTGGGCAAACAAGGAGAAATGGTAGTGGCAAAAAAGGGTTTATATGAAAATATACACGCCAAACGTAAGCGTATTGCAGCCGGGAGTGGCGAGAAGATGCGTAAACCGGGTTCAAAAGGCGCACCCAGTGCAAAAGCCTTCAAACAGGCCGCTAAGACAGCAAAAAGAGGTAAAAAGTAGTGGCAAAAGGCGTACAGCATTTTAAGAAAGATGGGACTCTCCATACCGGAGGAACTCATAAGATGCCTAATGGTGAACTCCACTCAGGAAAGACCCACGGCAAAACATCGGTGAGACTTTATCACCTCAAAGACTTGACAGGCAAAGCAAAGGAGAAAGCAATGAATTACGGTCCCAAGAAGAAAAAGAAGCCTACAAAAAGAGGTAAATAAAAGCTTGACTTTACTACAAAAATATGCTATACTATAACTGTAGTAATACATAAAGGAAACTAATGAACACTGAGCTTGAAACTTATTTTGACAACTACAACGAACTCTTCAATCACGAAGGTTTCAAACAACTCGTGCAAGAACTTTCCAGCAATGCAACACGACTTGCTGACATTCAGTCAGTCAAAGATGCAGAAGATCTACACTTTCGTAAAGGCCAAGTTGCTGCTTTGGCTTCTGTAATCAATCTTCCAGATACGATTGCAGCTGCTAGAGAACAAGCAGAAGCTGATAACGAAGAAGTAGAAGTAGATGTATAAAGTTTATGACTTTAGATGCCCTAATGGGCATGTAGTAGAAAAGTTTGTCCCTAATGGCACTAGGATCAGTAGGTGCGATTGTGGTGCTGATGGGATACGTATGGTATCTGCTCCGTCTTTTATCTTAGAAGGTCATTCTGGGGATTTTCCCGGTAGACATATGAAATGGGTAAAAGAACACGAAAAGGCAGGCCAAAACAGCAACCTCCATAATGACTAAGATCACGGAGTTTAATCATGTCAAGAGCAACAATGGTTGACTTGCCTCCCGAAGAGGAACAAGCAGACAACATTGAAGAAAACGAAGTAGACGAGATTCAGCAGGTAGACGCTGAGCAACCTCAACAAGAAGAACCTACAGTACCAGAGAAGTATCACGGTAAATCATTAGAAGAAGTGGTACAGATGCACCAAGAGGCTGAGAAGCTCCTTGGGCGTCAATCATCTGAGGTAGGTGAACTTCGTAAAGTTGTGGATGACTTTATTACAAGTCAGTCGCAGCAACCAGCACCTCAACAATACGTTGAGCCTGAAGACGATATTGACTACTTTACGGACCCTCAAGCAGCAGTTAATCGTGCTATTGAGAATCATCCGAAGATCAGAGAAGCTCAAGAGTACTCTGCTCAGTACAAAAAGCAGACATCTCTTGCGATGCTCAATAGCAAACACCCGGACATGCAGGACATCCTAAAAGATCCTAAGTTTGCTGAGTGGATTAAAGGTTCAAAGATCAGGACTCAGTTGTTTGTAGAAGCTGACCAACAGTACAATGCTGAAGCTGCTGATGAACTGTTTACTCTCTGGAAGGAGCGTAAGAACATTGCACAGCAGACGGCTGCAGTAGAAAAGCAGTCACGGAAGCAGCAACTCAAGGCAGCTAACACAGGCAATGCACGAGGCAGTGCTGAAGGTAGTCGTAAGAAAGTTTATCGCAGGGCCGACATTATTAAACTTATGCGTACAGACCCTGAGCGTTACCAAGCTTTATCAGAAGAAATCTTGAAAGCATACGCAGAGGGTCGAGTCAAATAATCTAAAGGAGATTGTGACTAATGGCTACTGCTACATATCCCGGTGCAGCGGGTAATACTGCAAAAACAGAAGCGGCAACTTTTATTCCAGAAATCTGGAGTGACGAGATCATTGCTGCTTACCAGAAAAACCTTAAGATGGCTCCACTCGTCAAGCGTTTAGCAATGACGGGCAAGAAGGGTGATTTAATTCATATCCCTAAGCC